ATGGCGGCGATCTTCTTTTTGTTTTTGTTCTTTAATGAGTTGTAAGAAGTTAAGTTTCTTCATTTGTGCCCCTCCTTTACAAACTTAACTCCACGATATGTTTCATTATATTGTTGAGGCTGTTGCATCATTTGCTGTTGGTATTCAATACGCTTTTGAGTATCGTATTCAACACCACGATATACGACTTTAGACATTGGATTTGCTCCTTTACTTTTGGTAAATTTGCGTTCCTTCAGTTTCCTTACTTCCGTCCCAGTAGGATGAACGTATAATATATTAGATATTTTTTTTGTAATTTTTGTTACAGTTTAATCTCGTTGCCGCCAATCATCCGTCTTGTCACCACTGAAAAAATCAATAATATCATCAGCACCATTAAACCCAGTTCGGTGATTTGATGGATCTGGATCACCCAAGTCCAATGCATTCATAAAGTCATCAAGACTTCCTTCTTTCATATTTGGATTGGAAGCTCTTCTTCTTGCTTGTCTCAAAATCGTTGCTGCTGATCTGTTTACCTTAGCAAGTTTTTCTACCCAGATCATATCTTCTAAACTTACTTCTTCATTTTTCACAATTCTCTCACAAATTTGCTCAAGGCGCAAACGATATTGAGTAGAGAGCATAGACTTCTCCAGATATAGTGTATTTATTAACGCTCAATATAACTGAGTGTGTGATTCTGAGCATAAAGTTGTTGAATAATTATATCACATCCTATCTTTGGATTACAATCTCCACAGGTATAAACATCCACTGCCGCTTTACCTTCCTCAGGCCATGTGTGAATACTGATATGACTTTCCGATAATAAACAGATGACAGTGACCCCTTGTGGTTCAAACTTTTTTGAAATCGTTTGAACCACCGTGGCACCACTTGCTACTGCAGCATTTTCTAGTAGATCTATAAGGCATTGTTCATCGTCCAATAGAACAAATGAACACCCGTACAAATTTAAAAGATAATGCTTACCCATTTTCGTCCAATTCCTTAAGTAAATCACTCACAAGAGTTTCTGTTCCATCCATAGTTTTAATTTCAAATAAACTAGATCTTTGATATCGCTTAATTCTTTTATAAACTTTCAAAACTTCTTGGAGTTTATCTTTATCAATCGATACTTCAATTTTCTCTTCACTAAAACCTGAACTCATTTTTTTGTTTTCTCCGTTCTAGATTGCCACAATTTGGGATTCACTCTCCCATCAGTCCATCGTATGTCTTGTAATCCTTCACGATATTTATCCCAATACATATCGAAGATATCGACCTGTTTGTTACAAATTACAATATCATAAAAAGTTTCCTCTTCAGAAATATATGTAACAAGATATGAGTTTAAAGGCAACGATTTATCTTTCGCTGCCGACTTTTCACATTTCTGATGAAGAACCAAGCACATCAGGAACGGCCTCCCCACTGAATGTCGGGGTATGCTTCTGACACAAGATCCTTGGTGATCTTATACTTTGTTTGAAGTTGCTTATCTTTTACCAGACAAAGAACTTCTGCTTCATCGGGATGAAGACCTTCAAGAATTTGAATGAAAATAGTTTCTCTACGGATACTTGGCAGAGTATCATTACCACCCTTTACAAAATTATAAAAGTGCTTGAACTCTCGTCTCAGTGATGAGTGATCAGTTCCTAATGGACTTTCGTTTGGTTTAAAAGGAACTTCTCCTTGTGGGAGAACAGAAATAATTGATTCGTCAAAGTTCCAAATGAGCAGCGATTTCAACGCATCGTTCTCATGCTCTTTTAGAACTTCAACTTTTTTTGCATTCGTTTTTTGTTTTGAAACGAGATCTAAGATCTCATTCATAAATGGATTGGGTGGAAGTTTAACTTCAGTTTCAGTCGTCTTCCTCGTCTTCGTCGTAGTCATAATCGTTTTCAAATCTCACAGCTAAAATTTCATCGGGAATGATGTTTCCATTCGAGTCAAACATCTCTGGGTGCGTATACACTGGCGAAGTTTGATAAAAATGTTCCTTTGCCATCCATCCTATTACACCACCAACAAAAAAGAACATGATTGAAACTAATGTGCCGATGGTAAGTGCTACTGCTAACATTTTTTTTCTCCAGAGAGTTATTTGTTTCTTACATCAAAGTGAAACTCAATGTAGAAATGATACTCTCTGCGGAAAAGAGAAATCATTTTACCAAATTTCACTTGAAAAGTTTTTGGATTTGATGATCTCTTCCTCCTATTTCGTAGTAGTAACTCAATGCCCCGATTAATTTGGGGTTCGTTTCTATTTAGTTTGCTTTTTGCGTCGCCCGCGTCTCTTGTCATGATTATACTTCCAAGCATCTTCTAAGATGCCATACAAATATTCTTTGATTTTTCTTGCCATTGGTTTTGGAATGTGACCATAGGCTTCACGAAGTTGCTTATGCACGCCATCAGACCCACCTTCAAGATATTCCTCAAGTTCTATTACAAGATTGTTGATTTCATGTGCTGTTGAACTCTCAATGAATTCTTCAACTTCTACTTTTTTAGTTCCACGAATTTTAAGATAGTCGTAGAACTTCATTACAAATTGACCATTAAATGCATAATCAATTGCTTTCTCTACGTCAGAATAAATTTCGTGAGTGTTATTTGTCATCAAACCAAGTTCTGCTCCTTCAGATATTGAACTGTATCAGTACAACCACCAATATGTTGATCATTCACGACCACTTGAGGAAAAGTGGATCCTTCTCCAAATTCTACATAGAATTCTTCACGGGTAAAATCTGTATTCAGTTTGTACGTGACATATTGCAACTCGGCCAATTGTAGCACCTGCTGCACCTTTGTGCAATATGGGCAACCGTCTTTGGAATAAACTGTAAACTTCATATCTTTTTATAAACTGAAAGTTATTTAGAGAAAATAAAAGGAGGGTTATCCCCTCCTAGTATATCACAGAGCATTGCCTCGGGGCAATACTTCTTCTGGGAATACAAAGTTCTCATGGGGTTGATCTACCGGTGCCATCCACGCTCGAAGTCCCTCATTAAGGAGGATGTTCTTTGTATAGAACGTTTCAAACTCCGGATCTTCTGCCGCTCTAATCTCCTGAGATACAAAGTCGTATGCACGAAGGTTAAGAGCAAGACCGATGATGCCAATAGAGGAAGTCCAGAGGCCCATAACTGGAACAAAAAGCATAAAGAAATGCAACCAACGTTTATTACTAAAAGCAATACCAAAGATCTGAGACCAGAATCTGTTAGCCGTAACCATAGAATACGTCTCTTCCTCCTGAGTCGGTTCAAAGGCCTTAAAAGTGTTTGCTTGTTCACTGTCTTCAAATAGAGTGTTTTCTACAGTTGCTCCGTGAATGGCACAGAGCAGTGCTCCTCCTAGTATACCAGCAACTCCCATCATATGGAAGGGGTTGAGGGTCCAGTTGTGGAAACCTTGTAGGAACAGAAGGAACCTAAAGATAGCAGCAACACCAAATGATGGAGCAAAGAACCAACTGGACTGACCCAGTGGATACATCAAGAATACAGAAACGAATACTGCAATAGGACCAGAGAATGCGATTGCGTTATAAGGACGGATCCCAACAAGACGAGCAATCTCAAACTGGCGAAGCATAAAACCAATCAGACTAAAGGCCCCGTGGAGTGCCACAAAAGGCCAGAGTCCCCCAAGTTGGAACCAGCGGACGATATCCCCTTGAGCCTCAGGACCCCAGAGAAGCAGAAGAGAATGACCCATAGAATCTGCTGGAGTGCTAACTGCCGCAGTAAGAAAGTTTGCACCCTCAAGATAGGAACTTGCCAACCCGTGAGTATACCAACTCGTAACGAAAGTTGTCCCAGTAAGCCAACCACCAAGAGCAAGGTAAGCAGTGGGAAAAAGAAGAAGTCCAGACCAGCCAACAAAAACGAAACGATCTCTTTTAAGCCAGTCATCGAGTACATCGAACCATCCTCTTTGTTGAATTGGTTGTGAAAGTGTAGATGAAACCATAGTTTATTTTACCTTTGCGTAGATTGACGTATCACCATAATCGCGGTGAGTTTTATATCCAACAACAGCACCTTTAGTATTCATTAGTGCAGGCATGAAAGCAATGATAAAGAATACTGCTGGTGCCCCAATGATGAGTGCTCCCGCAATAACATAACCAATTAAGATTTCAACGATTGTGTGATCCATAATAAAACTTTACATTTGAAAGGAAAAAAATAGGGGGTCCGAAGACCCCAGTTTTAAATTTTATATTATATCAACCGATTGCAGGAGCAGTCAGAGCAACAGGAGTTGACTCAGCAGCAGCAAGGTCAAGAGGGAAGTTGTGAGCATTGCGCTCGTGCATTACCTCCATGCCCAGACCCGCACGGTTCAGAACGTCTGCCCAAGTGTTGAGCACACGACCCTGAGAATCAATGATGGACTGGTTGAAGTTGAAACCGTTCAGGTTGAATGCCATCGTGGATACACCAAGAGCGGTGAACCAGATGCCTACAACAGGCCATGCGGCGAGGAAGAAGTGAAGTGAACGTGAGTTATTGAAGGAAGCATATTGGAAAATAAGGCGTCCGAAATAACCGTGAGCAGCAACGATT